TAACAGACTGTTGACAAGCTCCGTTTTTGAGCGTATTTGTTTAATTAGCTCCAAAACAGAGCGCGCCCGTGCTGCACGCGCCCAAAGGAGCAAACATTTATGATGTTGCGATAAGCTCGCAACATCCGGCGGCTGTCAAGACAGCCGCGAGCGCGCGGCGCGCGGAGGAACTGAGCTTAAGAGCTATAGACGCCGATTAAAAACCAAAGACCCGCGCAGAGTTCAGATTCGCGTGTTCCAGTGCTCCGTCTGCGGCACAAAGGTCGCGATGACAAAGATCAGAGGCCACACATCCGTTGGTCATCAAAAACCGAATTTTTGCTATGTCTGCAAAACTCGGACGATATATACCCAAATCGAATGAACGGAGGAATGTACATGATGTTCTGTTCTGACCGGGCCAGGGCCCTTTGTCCTGACCGGGAGCACTGCGGCACCGACGTGCGCGGTGACTTCACCGCCGACAGCTGGTGCGGCGGTTTTAACGCCGGGGTCGACGCCGCGCTGGCACAGGCCATTGACCTCCGGCCGCTGATCGAGGCGGCCGCTTCCGTCGGGAAGGCATGCCAGGAGCTTTTGAAGGACCCGGAGGTGCAACAGGCGCTCCGGGAGCTGGGAAAGGAGGAATGCACATGAAAGGCAAAATCATCATCGAGGCGATCCCCACCCCGGAGGAATTCAAGCATCCCGGAATGAGCAACTTCGGCGTTGCCATTGAAATGGACCTTACCGAGGTCGACCCCATGGACAGGATAACCACGGTGTTCTCGCTGTGTAAAAGTTTTAGGTTTACCAAGGCGGATTTGGCTGCTTTGGTTCTCCTTTTTGAAAATCCGGGCGGAGGGCTGGTGAATTCCATGAGGTTTTCCATTCCGAATATCCAACCGGAGGGACGGCCATGAGCCGGAACGAGCTCACGCTCCGGGGGCTGGCGGCCGCGCGGATTCGAGCCGGGCTCACGCAAACGGAGCTGGCGCTGCGGCTGGGGCTGACGCGCCAGTCTGTCTATTTGTGGGAGGCGGGCCTGCGCAACCCCGGCAGCGCCATGCTGCCCCGGATCGCCCGCGCGCTGGGCTGCGAGATTGAGGAGCTGTTCAATCTGCGGCTGGACCCCGGCGAGGAGGAGGGCTTTGTTCCGGGTGGGTTTGCGGCGGACCGCGCGGATTGCCGCGGGCTGCGCCCTCGCAATGACATAATAGCAAAGGAGGATGAATATGACCACGAGCAATGATTACGAGTCCATGTACGCCAGGTACCGGAAAGCCGCGGGAATGACCCAGGAATACGCGGCGGAGCTGCTGGGGGTGGCGCCCCGGACGCTGCAGGCCTGGGAGCGCGGGGAGAGCACCCCGCCCAACATCCGGGTGCTGGCGATGTGCGATATTTACTGCGCTCCCACGCTGGCCATCGAACATCTGAGGTACAACAGCGTGATCGCCTACGACGTGCTGCCCCCGGTGCGGGCCGTGCCGGTGGCGCAGGCGGTGTGCCAGCTGCTGGGCTGCATCCGCAAGCTGGAGGCCCTCCACGCCGGGGACAGGCTGCTGCAGATCGCCGCCGACGGAAAAGTGGATGAGATCGAGCGGCCCGCCTTTGAGCAGCTGCTTATCGAGCTGGAGCCCGTCATGGCGGCGGTGCTGTCGCTCAAATACGCAAAGGAGGGATCATGATGGATCAGCTCAAGCTATACACCAAGGCCGAGGTGGCGGAGCGGCTCGCCGTCAGCGAGAAGACGGTGGATAGGATGATCGCCGCGGGGCAGCTGCCCGTCTACCGCATCAACAAATGCTGCACGCGGATCAGCGAGCCCGACCTACAGGAGTATCTGGACAGCCGGCGTCGGAAAGTGGCCGCTCTGCGCCAGACGCGCCCGGTCGGCCCTAAGGAGCTGCGCACCCGCCGGTACGTGGAGGCCCTGCCCTGCCCTTATAAGCCGGGAGACAAGGTGGTGTGAGATGAACGATAAACACAGTCCCAGCGAGATTTTTATGGCCCGCTGGTATTTCCGCGTCGGCCACGACGGCGGCGTCTCTCCGGAGATGTTCCAGGAGCTGGCGGAGACCTGGCGGGAGCTGAAAAACCAGGAGGACGCTGATAAAACCGGGCCGGAGGATATCTCGGAGAATCGTTCCCCCCTACCGACCGCTGACGCGGCCACCTCCCCCCAAGGGGAGGCAAGTCCACCGGAGGAAAACAAAACAGACCTGACCTGTACCCCCCCCCCTACGGACAGCCCGGCGCCGGAACGATTCACGGGTCCCGGCGCGCGGCTGAAAAACGAGACGCTGCAGCGGCTGGAGACCCTGCGGTCGGAACGCAGGGCGTCGGTGTACCATGTCTTGGAACTGAGCAACGGCGCCCTGACCAGAAGGAGGTGTTCATGATGCTGGAGCGGGAGAAGCTGCCCTTGGCCAAATGGAAACTCCTCGCCGCGGTGGTGGAGAAGCTGGAGGCGGAGAATGAGTGAGAAATACTTAAAGCGGGCGGCCGGGGATGGCCGTCTCGCCGTCCTGCCGGAATGGCTGCGGGAGGGCTGCACGGTGTGGTATTGGCGGGAGACCTTCTGCGGGGATGAACCTTGCATCCGAGCTGATCCGCTCTGCCCGCTGAATTGGCTGGAGTGGAACGACCCCCAGGTGATCGACTGCGCCCGCAGACATCCCCGGCTGGAGCAAACCCAGGTGTGGAGCGTCATGGTGATGTTCACTCGCAGCGGCATGCAGTGGGTCATAAACGACCTCGCCCCGGTGGATGACCGGTACATGCGGGTGGTGTTCTTCCCCTCCGAGAAGGAGGCCCGGAAGCACCGGCCGCAGGAGGTCGTGTATGGATAAGCCGGCACGCTATCCCGGATTCACGGCGCTCCTACCGCCCAGGGTGCGATATGATCAGGAGCTGCGGCCCACGGCCAAGCTGCTATACGCGGAGATCTCCGCCATGGCCGACGTTACCGGATTTTGCTGGGCTTCCAATCGCTACCTGGCCGCGCTTTTCGGCGTGACAAAAAACACTGTCACCGAGCTGCTCTCCCAGCTGGCTGGGCGCGGCTATATTGAGGTCGAAGTTCTTCGCGACAAAAAAAACGCCGTCAGTGAGCGGCGGCTGTACATCACGGACGCCGGGCTCATGCGGCTACCCCCTATCACGAAAAATCGGGATAGGGGTACCCAAAAAAATCAGGATACCCCTCCCCCGAAAAATCAGGGGACCCCTCCCCCGAAAAATCGGGAGGAGAATGATACAAGTATAGAACGTATACCCCCCTATAGTCCCCCCAGGGGGACGCGACGCGCCCAGGAGCACAAGGACACCACGGACTGGATGAGCGAGGATTTTGAAAAGCTCTGGCAGTGGTACCCCACCGGGGAGCTGCCCCGGCCCGCCCCGCGGGGCAACCGGCAGAGGGCCATCCGCGCCTGGGACAAGCTGCATCCCTCCGCCGAGCTGGTGGACGTGATCGCCGCGGCGCTGGCCGTGCAGGCGCAGACGGAGCAGTGGCAGCAGGGCGTGGGCGTGCCGCATTTATCCTCGTATTTAAACGGCTACGGATGGGAGGAAGTCACTCATGGCTGACGAGGAGGTTTTGAAAATCTACGAGGAGGCGCAGCAGGCCGTGATCGGCTCGCTGCTGATAGACCCGGAGTCCGTGGCCGGCCCGGTGATGCAGTTGCTCTCGGCGGAGGATTTCAACGGCGCTTTCAAAAATGCCTTCCGGGAGATACGAAAGCTGTGGGCCAACGGCGAGCCCATCGATATCGTGATCGTTCTCTCCCATCTGGGGGACGGCTACGCCAAGTGGCTGCGGGAGGTCATGCGCCTGACGCCCACGGCGGCCAACGCGGAGGCCTACGCCCAGGTTGTGAAGGACCAGGCGGCGCTGCTGCGCTTCCGGGAGATGGGCGTGCGGCTCGCCGGCGCGCCGGACATGGACGCGGCCAGGGCGATCCTCACGGACGCGGAGGCCCTGCTGTCCCGGCGGAACGGGCTGCGCGGCCGGCCGGTATGGGAGCTGATGGCGCAGTTTGTGCAGTGGCTGGACGACCCGACGCCCCCGGTCTATCTGCCCTGGGGCATCCGGCAGCTGGAGGAGACGTTGACGGCCGAGGCCGGGGATTTTGTCGTCCTGGGCGCGGATTCTAGTGTGGGGAAGACGGCGCTGGCCGTACAGCTGGCCTGGGACCAGGCGGCCAAGGGCAAACGGGTGGGCTTCTTCTCCCTGGAGACCAACGCCATGAAGCTGACCCGCCGGCTGGTGGCACAGAGAGCGCGGGTACCCATGAGCGCGCTGAAGGTCAAGAGTCTCTCCCGCGAGCAGGTGGGCGACGTCGTCGCGCTGGGCAATGCCAGCGGCAAGGTGCCGCTGTACATCTACGACGCCGCGGGCTGCGGCGTGGACGATCTGCGGGCTGCTATCGTGTCGGACCGACTGGAGGTGGCCTACGTGGACTATGTGCAGCTTCTCTCCGCCCCCGGTCGGGAGCGCTGGGAGATCGTGACGGCCATCTCCATGGCGCTGCACACCATGGCGCAGCGGCTGGGCGTGACGGTGGTGGGCTTGAGCCAGATCACCGCTGAGAACAAGAAGGACCGGCTAAAACCGGGCAAGGACGATCTGCGCGAGAGCAAGCAGCTCAAGCAGGACGCGGACCTGATCCTGATGCTGTCCCTGGCCGACCCGGAGGACGCGGACTCCCTGCGCTGGCTGCGCATTGAGAAAAACAAGGATGGGCCGCTGTCGAGCGTGTGCCTGCGCTTTGATCCGGAGCATATGGACTTTTCCGCCACGGATTCCAGGGCCTTCGACCATTGGCGCGCCCGCAAAAAGCCCAGCAGCTTCAAGGACTTGCCGGACGACGGACGGGAGGAGATACAGTTTGAATCTGGGCGATAAGGTCAAAAAACAAATCTACACCGGACCGGAGGGCGGCTCCCTGCTGCCCGCCGAGATCGGGACGGTGGTGTACATCCATCCGGAGGGACGGTTTTACACGCTGGAGTTTAAATTCGAGCGCCACGGGCAGGTGGGCACCGTGCGGGAGAGCTATTTATTCCCCGCCCCCCGCCAGGACGTCCCGGTCGGCCCACGGGCCCAAAGGCGCGGTGGCGCAGGAGGCCGCGGCCCCGCGGGGCGGGTATTTGAGGCATATTTGACTGCGCCTCATTAGTCGCGGCGGGGAGACGGATTGCCACGGCCTGCGGCCTCGAAATGACAATCCCCCACCGCTGCGCGGAATTATCGAAAGGAGAAAGGCAAATGCGAGTTATTGCAATCGCGAATTTCAAGGGGGGGACGGGCAAGACCGTCACCGCCTGCAATATGGCGGCTATCTTAACCGTCAAAGGGTACCGGGTGCTGCTGATCGACGCGGACCCCCAGCACAACAGCACGGACTTCTACCTGCCCGCCGACGCGGGCGAGGTCTGGACGCTGAGCCATGTGCTGCAGGGCGCCGTAGAACCCTATTGGCCCGACGTGATCACGCCCACGGGCCGGGAGGGGCTGGACCTGCTGCCCTCGGACATGGAGCTCTTGAGCCTCGATCTGGCCGCCATC